CGGCGATGCGTTTTTTCTTTGCGTGAATGTTTGCGTACAGTCCAGGGCGCTTTGCCATTATTTGTTCCCCTTGTAACCAGAAGCGTAGACTGCCTTGCCTTGTCTCTCAGCGGCAGCCTTGGTTTTGTAAACCTTGCCGGACTTGCCCCAGCGGTAACCGCCCTTGACCTTGCGGACGGGCATTTATTGGAAACCCTCTTTGGACAGCAAATCTGATATAAAATCATCAGTCAGACTATATGTCTCTTTTAGTTCTTGCCTGATCATGTCTGCTCCCCCTCCCATTGATTGAACTGCTTCAAACCTATCTTGGAGGCTAACTTGATCAAGTAGATCATCGATGTCATCGATGTCATCGAGATCAAACATTTCATCTCTGAGAAAATCATCAGTTGATTGTTTTACATTAGGAAGATCAAGCAAAGGTGTGAAACCTTCAGGGAGTTTTGACCTCTGGCCAACAAGATTGAAAACTCTTTCATTTGCATTCCCAAATAAACCCAAATAGGTTTCAACGTCAGAAGAGTCTAATTTGTAAGTCTCACTGAGCTCAGACACAATGTCTGATATTTCTCCTTCGCCAATGTCTTCCCAAATATCAGAGCTTGCAAAACTGCCATATACATCTGTATCAATCGCTTGGGCTGCTGCATCATCAATCAACTTCTTGTCTGGAGCTAGCAGACGGATCGGTGCCGTTAAGTTAGGGCCTAGCTTTTCTGAAACTTCACTCTCCATATTTTTTGATATTTTTTTGAATACTTCTGTATTCCGAAAAGAATTCAGATCAGTTAGCTTTGGGGGAAGTTTTGATCCATACTCTTTCTCCAGATTAGGATCGACCAAACGGCCATCAATTTTGTCAAGACCTTTTTCGTTTGCGGAGTATGCAGAAAAAAAATCATCGAAAAGTCTTTTAGAAATTTTTGCAAACGCACCCATGACTAATAATCCATCTTTGGGCCACCATGGCCGAGGATCTCGTCCATCATGTTGCTCATGTCGCCGCCATGCATCTTGATGACCTTGACCTTGACGCCTTCCTCTTCGGCCTCTTCCTCGCCGATACCGTATTCCATCTGGTGGCACAGCAGCAGGAAGTTCACGAGCTGGTCGTCGCTCAACTCAAGACCATCGGTGTTGCGGGCAAAGCCCATCTTCTCCATGAAGAGAGCTTCATTCTCTTCCATGTTTTCTACGTTGACTTCGGCCATCACTTAACTCCTTGCATTTCTTGGTCTGTGACAGCGCCCTTGGGAAGGGCACCAAGCAGCATTTCAGAAACTTCAGGGCGCTGAATCATCTCCATCAAGAATTTAAGCTCCCTGTCAGTGGTGGCTCCTGCTCCTGTGGGCGGCATCTCGCCTGGGGGCATCGCAGCTTGTAGTGCTTGCATCTCCCTGTCAGTGGTGGCTCCTGCTCCTGTGGGCGGCATCATTGGTGCTCCCATCTCGTTTAGGAAATATTGCACCTGTTCGCGAGACAGCTGCCCTGCCGCTGCCGCTGCGTTGATCGCTGCCATCTCGTCTGGCGTGAAATTTGCCATCACCTAACTCCTAGGTCCAAATGTCGGTGGTATGTACTGGTAGGCTCCGCGCCGCTGCCGCTGTCCCGGCAATGCGCCGTATATGTGAGTGGGGCCGAATAGTGCGCTCGCGGTTGGCTGCGCCGCCGGGTCTTGTTGTCCCTGAGATAACAGGCGCTGGGGCATAGACACGCTGAGGTCGTCCTCACCGCGAGCTTGGTTCTCTGCGTGCTCCGCTGTGTAATAGGCTTCTATGGCGGCTGGCATGTCCTTATTTTCGATAGTCTGACCCTCCGCAGCGGCAAGGGCTTGAAGCTCTGATTCGATGGCGGAGTCTCTGTTAAATGTAAACATGTCCAAAAAACCTCTGATAACGCCGGTGGCAAGCATTCCCGGTGGGCCAGTCGCTTTGCCTACGAGACCTAAGCCAGTCTGGAAGGGCATTAAATTTCCTTCGGAGTCCTTCGTCAAAAAGTAGTCCGATAGGACGTCCTTAGCCTTGGAAGTCTGCTTCTGAATAAAAGTGGGAGGAGGGGTGCCGCGCGGTTGCGCCATTTGGTTGTACTGTTGCGCCAGCACCGCGTTATTGATTGAGGTTTGCTGATTGGCAGACGTAGTTTGCCCAAGTTCAGTCGCCACAGCATTCGCAAGTTCAGCCTGCTCTGGCGTGTACTGCGGGATGCTTAGTTGGTTGCCACTATCGACGGAATATCCGTTTGCAGCGGCAATGCCCAAGCCAGTCTGCACGTCGGCAGGGGCCGCGCCAAGAGCGCCAACAAAGTCGATGCCATCAGTAGAGGGCGTGTCTGGCGCACTGTGGTAGCCACCACCCGGGAAAGAAGATGCGAAACCCATTACACTTGCCTCGGCATACTGTTTATGAAGCCCTCAAACGCGCCAAGAGGCTGACCGTCACCCATCCTCGATCGCATCTCATCAGCCTTGCGCTGGACGTATTGCATCATCTGGTCAGGACCCATCTGCTGTTGGGGTGCCGCCTGCTGTTGGGTCGCGACCGGGCCGAATGCTGTTGGGTTGACTGGGACCATGGCCAAAAGCTCTGGCGGGGTGTTAGCCATCAGGCTGCGCCTCAATTTGAGCCTTCATCAAGACCTTCTCGCGCTCAAGAGCCAACTCGGCTTCCAGCTTGCGAACCTTGGCCTCGAGGTCGGCTTTGGTCTTGGCTTCGTTGATCTGCATCGCCGACTGCGCCTTGGCTTGGCTGATCTGAATGTCGGACTGCGCCTTCTGTTCCTTGCCCTGAATGTCAGCGTTCGTCCTTGCCGTGAGGGCCTGTGCCTCAAGTTGCGCGAGCTGTTGGGCATACTCGAGTGGCCCTTGCTGCTGGCCTTGCTGCTGAGGCTGGAGTGCGCGGATCGCTTCCATCTGGGGAGACTGCTGGACAACCTGCGCGGCGCGCTGGCTAATCAGCATGTCGAGGTTCGGGTCGATGTCCTCAAACTTAAAGTTGCCGTCACGAACATCCGGCAAATCTGGTAGCGGAACGCCGATGCTGGCTTGCATTCGCGTGCGATAAAGAAGCGCGATGTGCTCCGCAACGTGAGCGACAAGTACTGGCTGCAATGTTGCGGCTCCGGGATTGCCAGCAAGAGAGGGATCAGACAGGAACTGAACGTGGACGGCGATGTGAGAATCGTGGTCCTGCTCCGGGAACGCCCTGATCGGCTTGCCGTAGAGGACACTCATGTTCTCATCGATCGGGTCGATGCGAGCAGCCTCTGCTGGCTCCTTCAAAATCTCGTCAATGTTCTGAATGCGGATCGCCTCGTACATCCGCTTGTAGGCTTCGTACATGTCGTGAAGCTCTGGGGCGGACCGCGCCATCTCGAGGATGGCCTGCGCCTGGGCGATGCGCTGGGCAGTAGAAAAGATGTTGGGGTCGCTGACCGGGACAACATCAATTCGTTTGTCAAAGTCAGCAGCATAGATCTTGTTGCTTGATCCTGCAATCGCAAAGTCAAAACTCTCTGGGAGGTTCTCCGCGTTCAGCTGGGCAAGCAGCCTGAACTCTTGTCCTTGCGAATTGTGGAGCCTCTTGTGTATCGCAGAGAATGACTTGCTGCCTTGCTCAATCAGAGCAATCGTCGAGCCGACAGGGGCGTTGGGATTTACGTCGCCGACATTCAAGTCTGCCGTGCTGGCGAACCGCTGGCCAATGTCAACGACATATCCGAGCAGCTGGAAAAGAACCGCCGATGGCTCCTTAAACGGCAACGGCATGATCGCCTTCTTGACATCGTCGACTGTCGCCTCAAGGTCAACGAACTCACCGGGGCTTACATCGATCTCGCCGCCGCTGACACGGCCCTTGAGCTTGAAGCCGCCCTGCATGTTGGAGAATGCAGCCGAATCAAGGAGGGCGCGCAAAGATCCGGTCGCAGCTTTTCCGAGACCGCCGATGATGTGGTAGAGGCCGAAGCCGTAGAAGCCCAGGCCGGGCAGGAACTTGTAGCTGACAAACCAGTCTCGGCGAGCCTTCTTCTCGTCCTCTGATCGCCAGTTCCGGCGGACGCTTACGACCTTGTCGGTGTCGTAGTCGATCGTGACAACGTAAGGCAGGACATCATCGCCCTCGACATCTTCGTAGACGTGCATCTCAAGCAACGTAACAATGTCGTCTTCTGCGTCATCGCCCTGAGTGTTTACGCCTTCAATCTCGCCGATCGTATCGCCAGACGGGTCGCCGCCGTCACCTGTGAATTTGACCGGGAGATACCAACCGGCATCGACGTAACGGTCATACTCATTCTTCGGCATTCGGATCAGTTGAGTGTACCGGGGCGATGTCTGGAGATCCTTGCTCTCAGGCGCGACAATAAAGTCTTCTGCCTTCACGAACTGCGAGCACTGCCTGTCAAGGTTTACGTCCCACCAGACTTTCTTAAAAGTTTGGCCAACCAATGGCAGGTGGAACAGCATCTGATCCAGATCGGGGAAATACTCGGGCATCTCCTGTGTGATCTGGTAGTTCATGAATTCACGGACACGGCGAGCTTGGTCTTCAGTCTCTTCGTCCGGCTGACCGATGATCGTAGTTTTTACCGGGCCACCGGCGGGATAAAGCTCGGCGATCGCCCGTGCATTGAACTGTGTGGCAGCCTCGGCGATGAGCGGGTGAACGACGACACTCAGGCCACGAGTTGCGCGGTTATCATCTCCCTCCTGCATTCCACCTTCAGGATCTAGGGTCTTTAGGCCGTCCTTGTAACGCTGCTCCCACTGGGAACGAGCCGAGCGATCGGACTCGTAGTATGAGACGAGCCGAGCGGCTAAAGATGAAAGCTGGGTGTCTGGAAGTTCTTCAGCGAGATTAGAGTCGAACTCTGTGTCAATCTCTGGGACAAGATCAAGATCGGGATCGCCAATCAAGACTTCGTCATTTTCTAATTGTTCAATCTGCAAGTCATCAGTAGGAGTGCCATCGGCAAACGGCACAGGGTCAGTCACTGATGGGAAGTCGCCGGTTTTGAGGGTTTGTGGCTGTCTAGCCATACAAGCTCATCCTTGTAACTGGTTCCTCGTCATCGTCCTCGTAATCTTTCGAGTGCGTGACGAACCAACCCTTGCGAAGCCGCAACCAAGCCTGAGTGCATGTGTCAACAATATCGTCATTGTCACCAGCTGGGAATGCGGCACAGATGTCTATTAAGTTTTTACTCCAGTTCTTGCCAGAAGGAAACCATATTCTTCCGTCCTCAAGTATCGCACTGCTGGCATGAGCACGAGCCTCCTTGTCTCTGTCTGGGGAATACTCAAGGACAGGAATGCCGGCCATGCGCAGATCTTGGATCAGGCTCTGGCCCGAAGCCTTCTTCTCTATGAGGACTGCGTCCGGTTCAAACTCATGGTAAGACTCCTGGGCGATCTTGCGAAGCTCCGGGTAAGACACTCGGTCGTACCACATATCAAGCACGATCGCGTTGACTTGGCCATTCCTACGAAAGACACCCCATGTGGTGCGAGCAGAATAAGATGATTTCTCTTTTGTGCTGAATGCCGTGTCCCAAGACTGAATGACATACTCAATGTCTGGCAGTGTTTCCTTCTCCCAGGGCACCCACCACTCAGCCTTCAAGATCCCGCCACCTTTAGGCATTGGCCTCTGCTGAAGCTGCCCGGCTGCTGCGTAAGAGCCTAAAGACTTCTCAAGATTGCCAAGGGTCCGCTCATCAATTCGCTCTGGCCAGAGAAGCTCACCATCTTGCGTCCTGGGGTCTGTGAAGCCCAGAGAAGAGACCGTCAATGTCGGGTGGCCAACCTCGTACCTTGCCGGAAGGCACAGGTGATCCCACTTCTCAAAGTGGTTCTCGATTATGTGTCCGGTCAGATCATTCTCGTGAACCCGCTGCATGATGATGATGAATGCGCCGGTCTTCGGGTCATTGAGGCGAGACTGCATGGCTTGGTCCCACCACTCGAGGACGCCCTCCCGGACTGTGCTGGACTCTGCCTCTCGGACGTTGTGCGGGTCATCAATGACAATTATGTCGCCGCCTTCACCAGTCAGCGCGCCGTCAACTGATGTCGCGATACGTTGGCCGGTCTTGTCATTCTCGAACCGCTGCTTCTGGTTCTGGTCGCCAGTCAGGACAAAGCCCTCGCCGAAGTGCTCACGATACCAGGGGCTGGAGATCAGGCGGCGACACTTGACCGAGTCACGAATGGACAGGGACGAGGCGTAAGAGGCAAAGAGAAATCGTTTCTCTGGCTGGATGGTC